GTTTTGTGATTCCAATGTTGGAATTTTCTGAGTTTATTGACTCGGTGGCCCAGGTAATGTAACCACTAGTCGGGTACTAATAATGTACCCCATCAAAACGACTTACCTCTTTCTCCTACCTTTAGTTAGGAGAGTGATAGTCCCAAAGCTCTAGCTCTGAGCGATAACTTGGGACTTTTTTAATACCGGTTATAAACTCGGTACTAAATACTCTTGCGAACGTTAATTGTTCTAGAGTTATCTCCTGCTGATTTTGCAGGTTTTTTAGTAAGGAATTAAATTCTTCACTAACACCAATTTCCCGAGGGTCTGTAAGACAATCCTCGTAGAATTTATTGCAGTTCATGCCCCCTAAGTATATCCTATTGGGTATACGTTCGGTACCATATGAGGTACTGACTGAGGTGTATCTGCTTCCGTGATACTTGATATCACGGTATGTTGTATCAACGTAGGACCGTACCTCTGCACTTATTTGCTGGCCGGTCACGATTGTAGTTTCGGTTTGACTGTCAATTGCCGAAATCCACCCTACATATCCATTCAGAAGTTTTTTTGCTTCTGCTACCTTTACCATAACTTCACCAGGATGTTCATATAGAAATTTCCTTTTCCATTTATACTTGGTGACTGTCCTGTTACGTTTGACGAGTTTCCTTATCTTCTTGCCATACTTGTATGCTAGATATTGGTTGTTCTCGCCAAGCCATGAAAGCACCTTAAGGTGCCTTCGCGTAACTTTATTAGTAGTGTTAGGGAGCTGATAGGTGGTTAAACCATAACCGCCGAGCTCTCTTGGAAGCCTTGGATCTATGGAATTTTCGTACATGTACATAATTCCTTTCCAGTGGATCGTAACGAACACTTCTTGTGCGTTTTCGACCGCTTCGTAGACTTTCAAAGACCTTCTACCTCTTTCTTGGTAGTATTCTTTAGTCATTTGGGTTCTCAGTGACGTGCATGTATCCATCCACGACCACTTAGAACTTGAGTCGTGATCTAGAGCTATCTGCTTCATCTTCACGATTATCTCTTTCACTACTTTTCCCCCCTTGACCCTACCGTATTGCTCTGCAATGACGAAAGCTTCTTTCGATATGAAGTCTCCCTTCGGAGAGTACTTCATGTTGAATTTTCGAAGCATTGTACCTTTGTACATAGAAATTCTTTCTACGTCAGTAGTCATGCCTAGATGATCATCTCCGCATGACCAGTAGTACGCTGGTCGTAATAGGATTCGTAATTTTGCATCTCTCCTTCTGTTATCACGGAAGTAGCACATGCTTTCATATACTTTATCGTCAGGCCTCAAAGTTCTGAAGCTGACGTTGGAGTCTGACCGATATTCTATCAAGTCATTCTTCTGTCGTATATGTACGAAGATCAAGTCACTAAGTGGCTTGTTATCAATCCTTTTAATATCTTCCCATCTCCACGCCTTATATTCGACGTTTCCGGATTCAACTTCTTTCTTTTTAACGTACTTCTTCGCCTCCGGCGAGTTAACCTTATGATAAAAGGTCTCGTACGAAAGAGTGGGCTCGCGAGTTATAATGTTGATGAGCCACTCATAAGTTCGTTGAATCTTGGATGGTCCTTTTGACAACCTTCCGTCGTCTAATAGGCCTAAGATATACGTGCATTCGCCTCTGCCGTTCCATAATCGGCGGTATAGCTGGGCGATCTCAGGTTT